ATTAGATAACAATCGATGGGTATGGCATCAAGAAGCATTTGATAAAAAGATTCTTGGCACAGAAGGTAAAGCTCCTAAGGATGCGTCGCCTTGGTTGGTGCTGAGGTTTAACTCCGTTGATGGAGAAAACTATGGACGAGGTAGGGTAGAGGAATTTATTGGTGATCTACGATCCCTTGAAGCACTCTCTCAGGCCATCACAGAAGGCTCTGCAGCAGCCGCTAAAGTAGTCTTCCTAGTGTCACCCTCATCCACTACTAAACCCCAGACGCTGGCCAAGGCAGGCAACGGTGCGATCATCCAGGGACGACCTGATGACGTAGCTGTTGTACAGGTTGGTAAGACTGCTGACTTTGCCACAGCTCTGCAGCAGATGCAGACACTTGAACGTCGTATTGCTGAGGCATTCCTTATCATGAATCCTCGTAATGCAGAACGTGTGACTGCAGAAGAGATTCGTCTTACTCAGATGGAACTTGAAGCACAACTTGGTGGACTGTTTAGTTTGCTAACTGTTGAGTTCCTTGTCCCTTATCTTAACCGTAAGTTGCTAGTGTTGCAGCGTAGCGGGGAGCTTCCAAGGTATCCTAAGGATCTAGTTAAACCTACTATTGTTGCTGGTATCAATGCACTTGGTAGAAGTTCAGATCGTGAAGCACTGACACAATTCATTATGACAATTGCTCAGACGCTTGGACCTGAAGCAATGATGCAGTACCTTAATCCAGACGAAGCTATTAAACGTCTGGCGGCTGCACAAGGTATCGATGTTCTCAACCTTGTGAAGTCGATGGATCAACAACAACAAGAAGCACAGCAGAACATGCAGATGCAACAACAGTTGGAGATGACCAAACAAACTGGTCAGATCCTTAACTCTCCCCTTGCTGATCCTACTAAAAATGAGAACGCTGACATTGCTGCCAATCAAATGATGGGTACTGATGTCGTACCACCTTCCACACCACCTATTCAATAATGGCAGAAGTATTTACATCTGATAATAGTGTGCCTGCAGAGGTTATGTCATCCATGGCTGCTGAAGAGGCAGACTCTCTTGCTATCGGTGAAGAACTAGAGCAAGCACATAACGAAAAACTTGCTGGTAAATATAACAGCACTGAAGAACTTGAAGCAGCTTACCTTGCACTTCAGAAAAAGCTAGGCAATCAAGAGGAACAAGTTGAAGAAACTCAAGAGCCTGAATCTGATTGGCTGCAAGATGCCTACTCTAGTTATCTAGAGACTGGCAAGCTTGACCAACAGGCTGCACAGAAACTGAATGAAATGTCATCAGTAGATGTGTTTGAAGCTCTGTCTAAATCACAACCTCAAACTGTTTCACGGGATCTCTCTGAATCAGAAGTGTCTTCCATTTACGATAGTGTTGGAGGACAAGAGACGTATGCTAATGTAATCAATTGGGCTAAAGAAAACTTTAGCTCAGATGAAATTGAAGCGTATGACGCTATGATTGAGAACGGTAATATGTCTCAAATTAAGTTTGCTGTTAAAGGACTTTACTCACAATACACTGACGCTATGGGATCCGAAGGGAACATGCTGCAAGGTAAACCTGCAGAAGCACAAAGCACTTTCCGTAGTCAAGCGGAGCTTATTCAAGCTATGAATGATCCTCGTTATGACAATGATCCTGCCTATCGTCAAGATGTTATTGACAAACTTAGTCGTTCAGAGGTATCCTTCTGATGACGACTGTTACTGAAGACGGCAACCGTTACAACATCTACGCAAAAGAACCACCTATTTACATGGACCCTAACTATCTCGAATCTCACAACGAACGCGCCGAGCGTCTCAATGGCAGGCTTGCCATGCTCGGTGTGATGGCTGCGCTTGGAGCGTATGCCTTTACTGGTCAACTTATTCCTGGTATTTGGTAATGCCTAAAGACGGTCTTTACGCAAACATCCACGCCAAACGCAAACGCATTGCTGCTGGTAGTGGAGAAAAGATGCGGAAACCTGGGAGCAAAGGTGCTCCTACCGCTGAAAACTTTCGCAAGTCTGCTAAGACTGCAAAGAAAAAATGAAACCCTAAACCATCCTATTTATTATTATGATTGAATGTCCTCAATGTACTCCCGCTGAGCAATACGTCCTAGAGCAACTGCAGTTAAAAGCGGAGATCAAAGATAAAGTTGCCTTGGCGGTAGTCATGGGTAACATTCAACAAGAAAGTAGGTTCCAATCTAAAGTCTGCGAAGGTGGAGCAATTGTACCTTATGATCGCTGCCTTCGTGGTGGGTATGGTTTAATTCAATGGACTACTCCAAGACGTTACTACGGTCTTGGTAGGTTCTGTAAACGCTACGGGTGTGATCCTAGTAGTCTGGAGGGACAGACCCGTTATATGATTAACGAGCTTCAGTTTCGACATGAGCTTAATCATTTCCAGACTAATCATCAACAACTTTCTTATTACATGAACGCTGCCTACTATTGGTTAGGTTGGGGTATCAAAGGTAATAGAGAAAGATACGCATATTCATTTTTAAACAAACTTAAATGACAGCTACTATCGCACTACAACAACCGAAGAATATTTGGGATAAATATGTTGAGTGGGTTAGTAGTACTGAGAACAGGTTGTATGTAGGACACTTCGGTGCTCTTATGATTCCTTGTCTACTGACTGCTACCACTGCATTTATCCTGGCATTTATTGCCGCACCTCCTGTTGACATTGACGGCATTCGCGAGCCTGTTGCCGGCTCTCTACTCTATGGAAACAACATCATCTCAGGAGCCGTCGTTCCTAGCTCCAACGCAATCGGACTTCATTTCTACCCCATCTGGGAAGCTAATTCAATCAACGAATGGTTGTATAACGGGGGTCCCTATCAACTCGTGGTCTTCCACTTTCTCATTGGTATCTTCTCTTACATGGGACGAGAATGGGAACTTAGCTACCGACTTGGGATGAGGCCTTGGATTTGTGTTGCCTATTCTGCTCCAGTCGCGGCAGCCGCAGCCGTATTCCTTGTGTATCCTTTTGGTCAAGGTTCCTTCTCTGACGGAATGCCGTTGGGTATCTCGGGAACTTTCAATTACATGCTCGTGTTCCAAGCGGAACACAACATCCTCATGCACCCCTTCCACATGCTTGGCGTGGCAGGTGTATTCGGTGGCAGCCTCTTTAGTGCGATGCACGGATCGCTTGTTACATCCAGCCTGGTCCGTGAAACAACTGAAAACGAATCTCAAAACTATGGTTACAAATTTGGTCAAGAAGAAGAAACGTATAACATCGTTGCTGCGCATGGATACTTTGGGAGGCTTATATTCCAGTATGCTAGCTTTAACAATAGCCGGTCTCTGCATTTCTTTCTCGCAGCTTGGCCTGTTGTCGGCATTTGGTTTACTGCTCTTGGCGTATCTACTATGGCCTTTAACCTAAACGGTTTTAACTTTAATCAGTCAATTCAAGATAGTGAAGGTCGTGTTATCAACACCTGGGCTGACATCTTGAATCGTGCTGGTCTTGGTATGGAAGTCATGCACGAGCGTAATGCTCACAACTTCCCACTTGACCTTGCTTCTATCCAATCTGCTCCTGTCGCTCTGACCGCTCCTTCGATCGGTTGATTTACAGTTCACTCCTCAACACAAACCTATGACTTACGAAGCAACCGTTCAACTTAAGTTTGATGCCACCTACACTCATGATTACAATCGTGGGTTTGCTTCCCATCTTGGTGATGATGACTTCCTCCCTGAAGAACATTACCTGATCACTGCACCTGCTTCTGATCTCAACGCACGACAATACTTCAAACTGTTTGAGAAGTTCTTGTTGTGTGTCGGCATGTCTCCCGAAAATATTCGTAGTGGCGCTATGTCTCTTGTCTTCAATGATTGTGTACGTGAGGAAGATCAACGAAAGGTCTGTGAAGAGTATGAACTGACTATGAATGAAGATCTCCGTAGTAAGTTTGAAGAGTGGAAAAAAGAAGAGGAACATTTTGAAAGCACTCACTCCGTATGAACTGTCATACAAAACAACTTCCCCCTTGATCTTGCAACACATGTTGCACCTTCTATTGCATAATTTATTATCTTAACAATGTCTACGAAACTTTCTCTGTCCATCCTTGCTGGTGCTGTTCTTGGCGTTGCACATGGTGCAGCCATTGCAGGTCCTTACGTGAACGTAGAGTCCAACTCCGGCTTCCGTGGTAATGACTACAGCTCTACCCTTTTGGAGACCCACCTGGGTTATGAAGGATCTATCAACGACGCGTCTTGGTACATCCAAGGTGGTCCTGCCATCTCCTTCCCTGATGATGCTAGCTCCACTGGCGCAGCATCTGGTAAGATTGGTGGCAGCGTTGCTGTGACGACTAAGACAAATGTCTATGGCGAACTGTCTGCTGCTACTTCTGAAGGTCTTGACACTAGCGACTTGAGCGTTGGTGCTAAGCTTGGTATGAAGTATAAGTTCTAAAAGTAACGTACGTTCATCCCCTATTGGGACGCATGACGCCTAACCATGGAACGGGGGTTAGGTACTTCGGAGTAATTCAATGCCTAACGTTGAACTGCAAGCTCGCGTAAAGGAGCAACAGGCTGCACAAAAGCAGTCTAAGCTGAAGTATCGCGGCGTTACTTATACCAAACAAGGTAAGTAGGTTTACTACGGGGAGGTTCAATTCCTCCCTTACCTCTTGGCGTTGGCCCGTACGCGGACACCCTTCGCCGTCATGACGGTGGGATAGACCACACTATACAATTGAATACTCTAAGCGCTTAGAGGTAACGTTAACACTTATCTCTTTTTATTTTAATTACAATGGCTTTTCAAAGTTCTGTTAATCCTGCACAGCTCACTCGTGGTGGTCAGCTTAATGCTGCCGGTGACGCTCGTGCTCTTTACCTGAAACTGTTTTCGGGTGAAATGTTCAAAGGCTTCCAAAATAACACGATTGCTCGTGACCTTGTTATGAAGCGTACGCTGAAGAACGGTAAGAGTCTTCAGTTCATCTACACAGGTCGTACCAGTGCTGAGTACCATACTCCTGGTAACAGCATCCTTGGTGATGGTGACGGTCGTCCGCCAGTGGCAGAGAAGACCATCACTTGTGATGACCTTTTGATCTCCAGTGCATTTGTGTACGAACTCGATGAAGTTCTGTCTCACTATGATCTGCGCTCTGAGATCTCCCGCAAGATTGGTTATGCTCTTGCTGAAAAGTATGACCGTCTGATCTTCCGTGCTCTTGCAAAAGGCGCACGTCAAGCATCTCCTGTCGTCAAGGCTGGTACTCCTGCCACTATGCGGGAACCCGGTGGTACCCAAATTCAAGTGGGTGCTACTGCAGATAAGGCTTTCGATGCAACATCTCTGGTCTCTGCTTTCTATGATGCAGCTGCTGCCATGGATGAAAAAGGCGTGTCCCAAGATGGACGTGTTGGTGTTCTGAACCCTCGCCAGTACTATGCTTTGATTCAAGCAGTTGGTACCAACGGACTGGTAAACCGTGACGTTCAAGGTACTGCTCTGCAGTCCGGTCAAGGTATCATCGAAATCGCTGGTATCAAGATCTACAAGTCCATGAACATTCCGTTCCTGGGTAACTACGGTATCAAGTATGGTGTGTCTGGTGGTCCTGCCAACCCTGGCAACACCGGTGATTTTGTTGGTAACAACGACGAGCTGGAAGACGGCGGTGGCGTGACCGGCATGAACAACAACTACGGTGAGCAAGCTGCCTTCGATGCTTCCTGCGGTCTGATCTTCCAACGTGAAGGTGCTGGTTGTGTTGAAGCTATTGCTCCTCAGGTGCAAGTGACTTCCGGTGATGTCTCCGTGATCTATCAGGGTGACGTGATCCTGGGTCGCCTGGCTATGGGTGCTGACTTCCTGAACCCTGCTGCTTGCGTTGAACTGTACGCTGGTGCTTCTGCTGATGCAGCCTTCGGTACCACGTATCCTGCTAACGCTTGATATTGAGCTTTACTTGACAACTACCAAGTAACTATCGTCGCAAACTTTGGGGACCTTCGGGTCCCCTTTTTTTATATCTATTCGACATGTCTTTTCCTACTTATGCTGTGTCCACAGAACTGGATGCTGTAAATCAAATACTTAGCTCAGTGGGACAGGCTCCTGTCACCACGCTCAATCTACAGAACCCTGAGGTTGCCATCCCTGTAAACACTCTCCGTGAAGTCAGTCGTATGGTCCAACTAGAAGGATGGACTTTTAATGTTGAACGTAAGGTGGCAATGCAACCTGACAGTAATACTAGTATGATTCCTTATCCTACTAACATTCTGTCAATGGATGCCAACGAAGAGAAACATTACGGAAAGTACGATCTTGTACGACGTGAGGGTTTCTTGTATGATCGGTATAACCATACCTATAAGTTTACCGAAACTATCTATGCTGATGTTGTCTATTACTTTGATTACCAACACCTGCCTCCTGCTATCCAAGCTTACATCACTGCACGTGCTGCACGTATGTGTGCTGTAAAGATGGTTGGTGATGCAGCGTTGAATCAAATGCTGATGGAACAAGAACAACTGACCCGTGCTTATGCACTGGATGACGAGTGTAACCAAGGTGACTACAACATCTTTGGTTTCCGTGACGGAGAAAACTATTACCAAAGCTATCAACCCTTCCGTGGACTTATGAGGCAATGAGCAGTATTACCCAAAGAATCCCAAATCTTTTAGCTGGTATTTCCCAGCAACCTGACAACAGAAAACGTCCTGGTCAAGTAAAGGATGCAGTCAATGTATATCCTGACTTTACTTTGGGTATGCTCAAGCGTCCTGGTTCTAAGTTTGTATCTAACCTTCATGGTGCAAACTTAACTGACAGTGCTAAATGGTTCCACATCTTGCGTGATGAGCAAGAGAAATATATTGCACAGTATGCAGATAATGTGTTCCGTGTGTGGAGTCTTATTGATGGTGGTGTCCGTGTTGTTGACATGGGTACCAACACAGGTGTACCTGGGACATGTAATATAGCAACTTTAAAAACTAAAGCCAGCGACCTAAACACTGCTGTAGCTTTGGTGGGGACAAAACTTGACACACTGCGTGAAAAAGAAGACACCTTAGCTGCTGTAACCGCTGGTCAAAACACAACAGTTACTAAGTTGTTTAGTGTATCTAATACATATACTGTTGATGTAGAAGAGACTCTTGAATCTGGTATCCTTGAAAACTTTAGTGGACAATATCTTGTTAAAAATAATGGAACAATATTAACAAGAGAAGCTTTGTCTGTAAGTGTAAAGAAGAACGCTTTTAATTTAACTAACACTGGCAGTACAACTAATATCGCAACTACTTCAAGCGGTACAGGTACAGGGATTACTGTTGATATTACATTTGCTCAGGTTGGTGGCACAAGTAATTACAAAATTGATACGGTTTCAATTAACACTAATGGGACAGGTTATTGGGATGGTGAAGTGCTTTCTTTAGATGGTTATCCAGATGTAACATTAGCTGTAACAGGTGTAAGTAAAGGATCTGAGCGTACAAATCAGTACCCATTAATTGCTAGTCAAGGTTACCGTATCTATGAATTGCAGCAACCTGTAGCAGCAACTCACACCGCTGCTCAACTGCAGACTGCAAAAGGTGAATATGATGATGCTAAATCCCATGCTACTAACATCGGGTACGATGAAGCTGTAGCGGATGTTGAGACAGCTTTAACTGGTAAGCGTGCTGTTTACGACGCCGATGTCGCTAACTGTGCAATTACAACTGTACCAAGTAACGCATATCTAAAGGATGCTACTGCAGATGATCTAGAGTTTTTGACAATCAACGATTATACGTTTGTACTGAACAAAGCTAAGACTGTCAGTATGACTACTGATGAATCTCCATCAGAAATACATGATGGTTTTTTCTACATCAACACTTATGATTCAAATTCACACTATTCAGTTATCCTCACATACAAGGACAACGATGATGTAGAAAGAACAGAAACTTTTACAACGAATACTCAAAACAATTCACATAATGATATTGAAGACGTAGTAGCTTTTTTGGCACAGGAAATCAATCAAGCCGTTGCTGCCAATACTGCTGCACAACACTACGAGAGTAATAACGCAGATTTTACCGCAACAGTAGTAGGACCTGGTGTTTATTTGAAAAGGTTTACTGATACTTTAACTGTCACCAATTCAGCTACTACACACTCTGATGGACAAGAATACAATATACCTACAACCGGAGGTACTGGTACTGGCCTCAGAGTTAATTTGTTAGTTGCAGGTGGTGTTGTAACTAAAGCGACTATTGCACAAAAAGGATCTGGTTACACAAATGGTGATGTCATTGATGTTGATGACAGTTTTTTTGCATCTACACAGTTAACTTATAACGTAAGTACAACAACACCTGAATTTTCTATTTCAGTCAACGGTGGTACAACTGCTAACGCTATATACGGATTCACTGACAGTGTGCCTAACACTTCTTTCCTTCCAAGCCAAAGCGTCAGCGGACACGTTGTAAAAGTCATCAATACTACAGATGTCGATATTGACGACATGTATGTACAGTTTGAAACTACTGCAACTTCAGAGAATACTGTAGCATCGTCAGGTGTAGGTAGTTGGGTTGAAACCATTGCACCTGGATTAAAGTATAAACTTGACCCACTTACTATGCCGCACCAGCTTGTACGTCAAGCTGATGGATCATTTAAATATGAACCTGTCACTTGGATTAATAGGCTTGTAGGAGACAAAGACACTAACCCACTACCTACATTTGTAGGACAAAAAATTTCAAACCTTTTCTTTTATCGTAACCGACTAGGCTTCTTGTCTAACGGTAACGTTATTATGAGTAAAGCTGCTGACTACTTTAACTTCTTCAACACGTCAGCACAAGTCGCTACTGATGACGATCCTATTGACATCTCTGCTGTTGGTACACGTCCTGCTTTCTTGAATCATGCACTACCTACTGCAGTTGGTTTGGTGTTGTATGGTAGCAGTGAGCAGCACATGCTGAGTACTGACTCTGACTTGTTCAGCCCTAAAACTGTAAAGATCTCTAGA